TGATCCAAGCTGCTCTAAATCTATATTAGCTGTCGCACCTACTTGCTCGACAAAGATCTCGTTATCGTCAGCTATAACGCTACATGATATAAGCAACAATAAACTAATTAATTTCTTCATATTTCCAATACTCCCTCATAATTCCCACATTAATAATTTCTAACACACCTTCTTCTATCGCTTTTTGTAGAGCTATGGATGAACTCTCGTTCTCGGCAACTCCTCCTTCTATCTCTATAAGCTCTGTTCCATTAGATACAAACCTAAACAAGTCTTGTGATATGCCTACTGAAATAACACTCTTAGATGTTAACGTTTCAATAAGAACCTCACCTGTAGAAACAGATACTAATCTCAATGAAACAGTAATTAAATCTTCTCTATATTCTTTTGAGCTTCCTATTCCTAAGTATCTAGCACCTATTCCACCAGACCTTATGTTTGTATCTATACTAAGCACTCCACCTTGCATCAACAAACCTGCTAGTAAAAGAGGCTTAACTCCGCTATCTTCTTCAAACGTCTCTCTTGTGCTGCGAATGAGTTGTCTTTCTTTTGTTAAGCTATCAAGACCTACTCGTTCTACTACTTTAAAAAACTTTCCATCTGCTGCATGCTTCAAAGCTCTGATAAGAAAAGCTTCAGGTGATTGAGTAATAGCAGTAGAGAACAACGCAAACTGTCCGTTGCTCTTTCTCTGTCCTGTTTGATCTTTAAAGCTATTTGGATAGATAGCTATTACTGGTTTTCTTTTAGCAGCAGGTATGTTTTTAAGTTCTTCTGATTGTAAGTCTAAAACAGAAGCTTGTTCAATAACTATATAAGGTATGCCACCTTCTTTAAGTAGTGAACTATATCGAGGCGCACAACTAGAAAGTAAAATTACCGATAGGCACAGAAATTGTAGTAGTACTGCCTGTTTCATCTGTAATCGTAAGTGTAATAATTTCTTCCTCAACAACATATTCAATAGTGTTACCTTCTAATGTTAATTTGCCTTCTTTCTGTGGCGTTTCCCCAAACAACTGTTCAACCATCTGCCGTGATAGCTGTGCGTATATACGACTTTCTAAATTTCGTATAAACCTAGCAAGCGTTGTGTTATCCTTTTCTCTTGCTAGTTCATCTTTATAAGACTCTATCTCATCTTTAAGAGCTTGCCTTCGTGTAGTTTCCTGATTCTCTATTGTAAGGTAATGACTTGAAGAATTTATTCCAGAGAAACTAGGGCTTTTAAAACTGTGTAATATTTCATCAGCTTTTAATAAAGAAAAGCAGACAAGCACTAGAGTAGGCAATACTCCTAAAAATAAAATTTTAATCTTTTCTCTGGTCTTCACGATCTGCTTTTGCCACCTTATCTATTTCTATTAAATTGGGTATACCTAAGAGAGTCTTCAACAACACATCCTGCCTAATTGTTTGATTATCTAAAGCTCTAACTCTATCAATCAAAGCTACTATTATCCCATATTGAGAATCTAGTTTAGTACTAAGTCTTTCTTCCATAGATTCTAAACTCTCTCGTACCTTATCATCTACCACATCAATCTTATGTTCCATCCCATCTATGATACGGTTAATAAGTTTCCATATAAAAAAACCTAGCCCTAAAGCAGATGCAACAGGAAAGCCCACCTGATTTATTAGGTTTATTATATCGTCCATTTACTTATCTCTTTACTTGATGATAACTCTTTGCCTGAGACATTTGTTCTCTTAGCTGTATTTGTCTTTTTCTAAATTGAAATTTTTCTTTGTTGCGTACTTCTTGCCGTCTTGCTTGCTTTCTAAAACCGCCTTTCTTGCTCATATAGTTAGTTCCTTTAGTGCTTCAAGTTTATCTATTGCTTGTGCTAGTTTATCTACTTGCGTATCCATAGCTTCTACAATATCAGGATGTTCTCCTACTCCTGCACTATTATTAAAATATACTTCAAGGTTAGCTTTTGCTTTTACTATCTCTGCTTGGTATTTAAGTTCTAAAGCTTCGTAGAGTTTAGTCTGACTGATAACCATAATTAATCATCCTTATTTTTAGAGTTACTTGCTCCAAAGTAAAAGCTGATTACAGCACTTGCCAAACCTCCAAGATAACCTAAGACTAAGTTGATTAATGCTTCGCTGTTCTGCTCGGGAGGTTGAAGCGTGACTAAGAATATGTAACCCATAAAGCCACCAACAACAGCTATACCCATGATACGAGATGTCCAATCCTTAGAGAATTTTCCTCTTGCATCCTGTATGTCTGCAGTTTCTAGCGCATATAGATCAACATCTAGTTCCTTCATCCTAACTTCAAAATCTTTGTCAATCTTTTTAAGTTCTGCAAGTTGTTCAGGTGTAGCAGCTTGTACTGCTGCTTCTATTTTCTTAGGTGTGGGTTCACATCCAAGAGCATCTGCTACCATATTAGCTGCCATTGAACCCATCGGTCCGCCTAGAGCTGTGCCTATAGTAGGAGCTACAGCACCTATAATATTTTTCACGTTTTTAAGTAAGTTTAGTTTCATCTTTTTCCTCGTTGTTTAAGCGTATGCTTTCGTTACTTAGAATATTCTCTACTGATTGCATAGCTATTTCCAAAGGCATATCAGGCATACCTCTTAAATGCGCATCTAACATCTCTTCATAAACTTTTCTAAACTCTTCACGTTTAATCCATGATAAGTCTTGTTTAGTGCGCAGTTTACAATCTATCCGATAAGCTCTGTCGAGATCTTCTTCAAGATACATAATCAATATATCATCCGTTAACAATCATCTGCTCCAAACGATCTGCCCTGTTCCCTACTTGTTTAGCCCATCTACTGTCGAGCATTTGCTTTCCAGCTTCTTCCCAATCTTCTGCTTCCATAGCAGCTAAGAATTTTTTAAAATTTAAAAGCTTTGTCAAGCCTAGATTAAATATCATATTAAGCACGACACGTTGTCTTACATCTGATAAGGTATCGTACCATTTAAAAACTCTTGTGGCTTCTTCTTCACAAATTGTTATATCGTTGGCAAGAAGATAGTCAGACTCATCCATAGTAATACCACGTTCTTCTATATTTCTACCCACACCCAAAGTTAAAAATCCTGCCGAGCATTTGTAAGGTCGTAGTTCTACACCTTCGTCACGTTTAAGTTCTTCAATTAGTTTTTCTTTATTCATAGATGTTCCTTTGTTGTAATCTGTTTACTAAATTACCTTTGTTATACTCAACTCTATCCATTTCTTTGAAATAATTATAACCTATACCTTGATCTACTTTTTTTATATTTTTTTCAACAATAACAGGTATTTTTTTAATACCTAATTGTTTTGCTGCTATTGCTCTATGTAAACCTTCTTGTGATTTGTTAGCATATAATGCAACAGGAGCAAAACTATCATACTCACTGCCTCCAAGTTTTACTTTTTTACCTTCCATTATTTGTTTCATACTATTTTTTATTTTATCAATAAGTTCTTGACCACCCCATCCAGCAGTATCTTCTATTCTATTTTTTTCTAAAATTTTAGGTGAAGTGTTAAAAAGTTTTGCTGATTCTTTTATATATTCATCAGGTTTCATATCAACTATATCTATTTTTTTACCTTTTAATGCAGCGTATTTAGGATAAGCAAGATACTCTGCATCAACGTGAGAGCCTCCAAAAAGAGATTTATAGTTTTCTGGAGTTACTTTTTCAAAAGGTGTATTAACTACTTCTTCTTTCTTAGCTGTTTTTTTAACTAATGCTCCTATTCCTGACATTTTATAAATATTAGGCAATTCTATTACTTCAAAATCTTTTCCTAATGTTTTATTTAAATAAGATTTTAATTCTTCTTGTGTGAATCCTTTTTGATATGTTCCTTTTTTAGTAATAATTTCAGAATCAGATATTATCTGCTGAGCATTTTTTTTAGTTTGTTCTGTAACAACGTCTTTTTTAGAACGTGCAGTAACAACTGCTATTCCTTTATCATCTAATAATCTTCCTATATCTTTAACAACAAGATCTCTGTTATTTTTAGGCAACACATTAAGTACTGAAAAATTTGTAATAAAATCATATTTTTTATCTATAAGTTTAGGATCTGTAAAGTCTGGCATTTGATATTTTTCTTTTGGATAAGGTTCAAATGTATCTGCATTTAAAAATTGTTTTGCTGATTTAACTTGCATACCTGATCCATAATCTAAAGCTGTTTTTTTATTATACTCTTCTTTTATTTTAGC